CCGTCGAGCGCGTCCGTGAGCTTGTCGCACACGATGCCGATACCGAGTTCGGAGAGGGACACGACGCGGATGTCGAGCTTGCCGAGATGGTTCGTGGTCCGTCCGCCTTCGGAGCGTTCGCGACCGTCCTCGCTCATGGACACGACGATCCACGGCGGTTTCGCCCCGGTGGCGACACCATCCGCATATACCTTCCACCCCTCGAGTTTGGGCAGCAGGCCGATGACGGCGGCGCGTGCTCGAGAGTAGCCGCTCACAGTCCTTCAGCCGCCTTGGCCACATACCGGGCCGTCGCGTCGAGCTCGTCGGCGCCATGCCCGTAGAACTCATGGCCACCACCACCACGGCTCGTACCGAAGAACGCGATGTTGGCCAGAGACCCGGCACCACCCTCCTCCGGTCCGATATCGGCTTCGATGCGCACTCCATCAGCCTTCATGTCATAGTGGATGGGAATACGGCGGAACGCAGCATTGGACGATGAGCGCACATCCTCCTGGATGGCATCCTTGATGTTCTGCGCACCCTTCTTCACTGCCGCGGCGACGAGCACCTGCTTTTTCAACGGTGCAGCCGCCATCCGCTGGGCCAACGCCTGCACCTGTGACACGTCGATCAGATCGCTCATGATTCCTCCTCGGGTATCTCCTGCACGTTCCAGCGTCGCGCCGTCGCATACGTCTTCTCGGATTGCAGATTGACCAGTCGCAGACGTTTGCCCACGAGATCGGGGTCGCTGGACGCGGTGCATACGGCCACGTCCTTGACCCTGAGACCGGTGGCCGTCATAGGCAGATGCAGATACAGCGACCATGTAGGCACGTTGCCACCCACGTTGCTACTGTCCCCCGAGGCGGACACCACCTGACTGGCGATCCCGCCCGACGTCTGCACCTTCCCATGCCCCGACCACACCTCGACCGTCACCGGGGTGGAGACCCCCGTATCCGGGTCGACGTCCACGCTTCCCGTCGAACGACGTATCGTGAAAGAATCCGTCATCAGCGACTCCGCCATTGCGCGTGCGCGCAGCATGAAACCACTGCTGAGCATCATCGGAACACCCCGATGCTCACAGATGGCAGCCCGAAACGGTTGCGGAGCATGTCGCGCGTCGCTCTGGGTATCTCCGCGGCGTCCACGATCTCCTCCGTGCCCTGCCTGTATCCCACCTGCACGTCGTCCACGCGCTCGTAGGCCGTGTCACGGTGGGATCCCGGTCCGCCGTCATTCTGCTGGGAGAGTCCGGCGGCGACGAACGAACAGACGAGTCGCACGACGTCACGCGGAACAGTCGCGAATCCGGCGGTCATGGTGACAGTCACGTTGACTGGGACGCATCCGGGTGGCATCCACATCCCGTCCCTGTAGAGCGCGTTGCCGACGAGCCTCCAGTCGTCTATCTCCGTACCGTCCAGCAGGACGCTGGACACGTTGGTGACGGGACGGCACGGAAGGTCAAGCTTGCGGCTGGTCTCACTGGGGACATCCACCGTGTAGGTGCCGCTGGAGATGGGGCATCCGGCGGCGTCCCTGACGGCGTCCGACACCGACTCGAGCAGGCTGGACGCCAGCACCTCGCGGCCCGAGTAGTCGATGCTGAACGACGTGAGATCATCCAGCGTCGCCAATGGTTCGAACGCCGTCATATCTCCTCCGATCAGGCTCCGGTGCTGATGCTGTAGTCGACGGTGGCGAGCGCCGTGGGGCGGGTCACCTTCGCCCCGTACAGGTGCAGGCCCTTGACGATGTCCGCGAAGCCCTTCTCCTTGCGGGTGGCCTCCACGCTGCTGATCTGCTCGGCGAACGTGGTGGCGATGGAGGATCCGGCGATGATGGTGGATACGCCGCTCGTGGTGGGGACGTTGTTGGACTTGCGGACGCTGAATCCTGCGGCCTCGCCGACGATGCCGTTCCGGAGAGTGGCGTTGGCGGAGTCCGATGCGCTGATGAACCGCTCGTCCTTGAGGAGGAGCCCGTACTGGGCTGGTGTGATGACGACCCAGCGTCCCTGCGATGGGACGCTCGCCTCATCGAGGAGGACTCCGAGGTCGACGATGGTCTCGTACAGTTTAGCCGCGTCGGTGCTGGTGACGGCCGTGAGCTTGTTCCCTGTGGCGACACCGGCCTTCATGAGACCGGCGATGTACTGGTCCGCGAGGTCCGCGAGCTGATAGGCGGCGTTGGACGTTGCGGGAGCGATGACGTCGGAGATGGCCTGCCGCTTCTCCACGTCGTCCACTTCGAACGCGAAGAACTTCGACTGGTTGACGATGAGCGCCTGGTTGGTGTCGGACAGAGCCTCGATGGAGATGTCCGTGTGAGGCGTGTAGTCGCCTACGGTCACGTCGGACACCGTGGTGATGTGGACGGTGTCGCCCGCCTGCGAGATGTCACCCTCGTAGTCGCGGTTGCAGACACCGCCGAAGACCTCAGCCTTCTGCAGCGGCTGGAGCAGGTTGGCGCTCCATATCTCGGGAATGAAATTGGCGATTGCCATGATTGACCTCCTTGCGGTCAGTTGGATGGGTGGAGCAGTTCCTCAAGACGCCCGTCGTTCTGGGCTTTGACGATCTCCGCAGGAGTCATCGTCTTAAGATCCGCTCTGGTGAGCTGTGTTGGCTTCTCCCCGTCGCGCCTTCCGCTCGGTGGGGTGATGTGGATGCCCGTGGTCTGCGTGTCTTTCGCACCCAGATAGGGCTTGGACGCCAGGAGCTCGCTGATGGCTGAGCCGATGGCGTCGGAGTCGACCTCGCCGTCGTCTCCGACGGTGAACTTCGACAGGTCAACGAATCGCAGGGCGTCGTTCGGGTCGGCGAGCTTCCCGGAGGCGGCAGCGCGGATCTCGGCCTTGAGGACCCGCTGGTTGGCGGACTTCAACGCTTCGTCCTTGATGGCCTGCGTCTGCCTCTCAGCCTCGAACTCCTTCTCCCTGCCCTGGAGTTTGGCTAGCTGCTCCTCGAGCTGCGTCGCGTGATCCTTCACCTCGTAGAGACTCTTGAGCTTCGTCTCAAGGTCGCGATTGACCTTCCGCTGAGCCTCGAACCTCGACTGGTAGTCGGTCTCCCCGGATGATTCCGGTTCCGTCGACTCCGTGGATTCGGATGATACGGTGGTTTCGGTTGTTGGTTCGGTCGACGTCTCGTCAGCCATGTGATACCGCCTTTCGCTGGTTGTTCATCGCGTGTAGATCTCTCCGCTGGTCGACAGCATGTGCCGATACCAGCGTTCGGCCTCGGCCATCTCCATCTGGTCGACGCCATGCATGGCGTGCTCGTATTTGAGCCGCGCGTCCGCCATTCGTCTCTCCGCCGCCGTCATGGTGGCGAGTTCGTTCGGGTTTCGCACCCCCGTGCGGACGGCTTCCTTGAAGGCGGACGTATGGCTTTTCGCTCGACCGCCGCGACCCATGTATCCGCCGATGGTCTGCCGGTAGGGGTTGAGCCTGCTGAATCCGGACCTTTCCTCGTCCGGGATGATGTAGCCGTAGTCGCTGAGCATCCGGATGGCCTCATCGCGGTTTCCGGCCCGACGGTAGATTCCTTCGGGTGTGAGACGCGGCTTGGTTCCGGATACCAGGTTGTACCAGCTCCGATTCAGACCCCTTCGGTCGCCATTTCCTGATGTCGTTAAATCGGAGATGGAGCGTCCGTCCCGGTCGGGGGATCCGATGGGTGCAACGCCGCTGCGGGCGTTGACGACCTGGCTGATGTCGGCACCGTCACGGATGGCCTGCGCCGACTCCCTGCCAAACGTCCTGTCCTGCTGTTCGCGGGTCATGGATTCGAACGCCTCCATCGGGTCGGTGATCATGTCGCTGGCGAGGCTCTGCGTGGAGGGCACGTGCCGGCAGTAGCAATGGGGATGTCTGAGAAACCCTTGATTCCACCTGTAGAACTTGCCTGCCAGTATCATGCACCGCGAGCATGCTCCGGGAGACACCACGCGGGTGTAGCCGACGCCCTTGCGAGTGGCGGTGTCAGCTCCGGCGGCCTGGCGTGCCGTGTCGGCGATTCCGAGAGCGGCTCGTGTACTCAGCGCCGACGTCTGAGATCGGAGAGCCACAACGGCGGAAGACCCTTGCCGTATATTCGTGAGCGTCGACGTCGCGGCACCCGCGAAATATTGTTGCAGACTCACACCTGAAGCCGCGTAGCCGGATCCGAACGCACGTGGATCAACCATCGCCTCCGGGGCCACATAGGATGACTGCTCGGAAAGCAGAGCACCCTGCGCGTCCAACGCCGTAACCGCCGCCTGCTGCTGTATGCGAGCGTAGACGACGGAGAGTTCGTCGGACAGCTCCCGCCATGATTCACTGATATGGTCAGGATCTACCCGACGCCACTGTCGTCTGGCGAGCCTCGCCGCGAGCGCCTCCAACGCCGCGAGCTTCCGACTGCTGCGTTCCAGTGTCACCGACTCCATCCGACGCTCCTATCGACCTTGCTATCTGCGTCATCGTGGGATCCTCATCCTCCGATCGTTTCATCTCCATGACGCGCTGAACGTCATCCGGAGACAGTCCGAACCATTCGAGGAGAAACTCGACGGGAAACCCGGCCTGTCGCATCTGGAGCATCCCCTGCGTCATGACGGCCTGCGACCGGTACTGCGGGTTGGCGAACGTGACCTTCGCGACCTCGAGGGCCTTGGCCGCCTCACTGTCGCCTTCGGTGATCGCCGCGAGCCGGTTGAGCTCTCGGACGCCTGACTTCAGATAGCGGATGCGATCAATGGTCTTGGACACGAGCCCGGCCTCGGCCACCTCGTATCCGGTCGCCGGGACCTCGGCGTTCGTCAGCAGATAGTGACCGGGTGTTCTAGTCTCGGCGGCGATATGCTGCACGGCCTTCTCGATGACCGGGATGAAGGCCTCGAGGTTCGCGCTCGTCCATTCGCCGATCTTAGCGTCACCGGTCAGCTGGGTGATACGGTCGGTGACGGTCTTGTCCAGCTGCGCGGGCCTTACTCCGACCTGCTTGCCTTCGGAGTCGAGCACCGGTTCTACGAGCGGTTCCCCTCCCGTGATGACCCGTGCTGGCATGCTTGCGAAATCCAGCGCGTTGAGCAGGTAGCTCCAGACGACGTTGACTGCGTCCTGCATGGATTCGACGGGCTCGATGTCGGACTTCGGGAGCATGTCGAGCATGCTCTGGTTGCGGAACTCGACGAGCGGGACCGAGCCCAGAGGATTGGGCTGGTATGAGTCCGGGTCGAACTCCCAACCGTCGGCGCCAGGAGGATTGCGCACGTCGTTCGACTCCATGGGCAAGATTCGTGCGCGATGGACGGTGAACACTGCGTCCGGGTACAGGAGCGACCCGTACTCGTCCGTGTCGTCCCGAGTGAGGACGAGACCGGCTCGGACGTCGCCGGTGAGAGCGTCGTAGAGCACCGCGCAGGAGTCGGGATGCTCGAAGCTGATACGTGCCAGTCCGTCCGGTCTCTGCGTGACGAGCCCATAGGAGCGTCGGGCGACGGTCATCATGAGCGCCGCCTCCGACAGACCACGATCACAGTCGTTCCGATCCCATCGGCGCATCACAGAATCCGGGATGGATGATCCATCCGCGCCCTTGAACCCCTGGAAGTGGATGCGCTCCACAGGGGCCTGGGCGACAGGGGAGCACCAGTTGTCACTGAAATCAGCGAACCGTTCCTTCATGTACATTCTGAACTCATCCGAGGCGAAGGCGAGCTTCCCACGGCGCCCGTTGAAATATCCGACGTGTCTGGCGATGTCAGGCCGGCGCAGGACGATCTTATGGACGAGCATATTCACGTCGGCATTGATCTGCGCTGCTGTGCGAACCATCAGAACCTCCTCGTATTGCTTGCGGTTAGGATGAAGTTCGGCTGCGAGCGCCCCCATCCGGCGGCTCTCGCGTCGCACGCGGCCTCATGTGCGAGGACAGTTGTCACGGCGGCGTCGATCTTCCTGTCCTGCTGGGGCTTTCCCAGTCCGTAGCGTTCCCCGGGTTTCGCTATCTTCCTCGCGTTGCCCATATGGGTGATGGTTATGGGGCATCCGTCCTGAGTGACGTGATGCTGCTCCAAGTCGGATTCGAGCCTTCGCAGAGCCTCATAGACGGCGTTCACCCGACTGTTCCCGCTCATAACCCAGGGGATGAAACGTTTCGGTCCGTACAGCTGATCCCATTCCTCGATCTGCGACTCCCATGACACCTCGTCGCGGAAACCCGGATCGCAGTAGGCACGTTCGATCTTGTATCTGCGGTTCAGCTCATCCCATGCGGCATTGACCTCGCTGCGCGGGATACGTCCTCCCCACTCATCGGGATTCCATATCGTAGGACGACGGTCTGGCCCATATCTCGGCGTGAATATCAAGCCATCAACGGTCTCACATTTGATGCAGGTCCAATCATCATTCTCGCTGCCATCAAATCCCCCGCAAACACTCGTACCATCAGGCGGGTTTGCCAGCCAAAGCTCATGCGCCTGCATATGCAGACTGCCAAAGTCCGTCGGGAAGCCACGCGCCAGCGCCCTGAACCAGTCGGTTGCCAAAGAAACGTTCTGCCTGAGCTGGATCTGTCTTCATCATCTCCGATGCCTCCGCCTCAATAGAATCAAGGTCAACCCACGGGCTTCCCGCATAGACCCATTTGAGGATCCTTCGCCGGTCCGCCTTCCTTTGGAATGAGAACGGCGTACCGTCCTTGCCCCTGAGGCTTTGTTCAAGATCCGGGTTTCTATAGAAGATGAAGATGTCCCGCGAACCGGATTCGTAGACTCTTTGCGCGTAGCTACCTTCCGTTGGGTCCCATGCGTTCGTCCAGGCATGCGTTCGTCCCCCCATTCCGGCAGCGCCACGGCGCTGGGTGTCGGCAACATTGATCATGCCGTTCGTCTTCGTATACAGGCCCGCCTCATCCTGTTCCGCATCGGTGATTGGATTCCCCAATCGAGAACGGGCGGAAGATGTAACGATGTCGATTCGGTCAAGATCGAGATCAGCAACGCTCTCGTCGGCGTTCGGCTGGATGATTCTGATGAATCCCTCGCGCACCTTCAGCATGTTCTTCAAGGGGCCAAGAAGAATCATCGCCTTCAGCGGGCGATACATGTTCTCCACCTGGTCCTCGCTGTTGGCTGTCATCTGTATCAATGGCGAAGGGTGCCTGCGTCCCTTCGGCTCGCCCTTGTTGTACCTATAGGTCCATCCGCAAGGGCAACCGTTGTCAGAGCAACGGTAGACATCGCCCTCCTTGGCCCAGCCATCGAACACAACCGGCCCACAGGCCTCGGCCGCCACAAACGATGCGGTGCATGGTCCCTTTCCAGTCTTCTGCGGAGCTGCGGTCAGCGTCTGTCTGTATGTGAAAGCCTGGTTGAGAACCATTGGGTTATCTACCGTAACCTCGCTCGGAGGAACAAAACGGGCATTGTCGCGGATTCTCCAACGATTGGCCGCAACCCAGAACTGCCAGTCAGACAGGCGGAAGGGCTTTCCTCGCAAAGGGCCATCCGGCTGCTTGCAGTGTCTTGTAATCCACGCATCGATCAGATCCCCCAACGTCGGGAAATCCACACGAAAATCCGTGTCCATAACCTAACCCCTCAAACGACGCGGCTGGACCTCCATTTCATCCTCAGCCTGAACCTCCATGCGCTTCATCGAAACCTCATCCGGAACGATCTTCCATCCCAAAGCCGCAAGGCCGGACGCCGACAAGCCGATACGATCCGCATAACGCGGTAACATCCCGCGATCCGCAGCCTTCGCTTCGGAAGACTCGCAGATCACCAATTGCCGGCAGTACAGTGCAATGTCAAAGAGCAGATACGCATATTCGGGCAATGACCATGCGCAAGCCTGCGGAGTCTGCCATAGGGTCTTCCAGATGGTTCGTTCACGTTTCGCAAACTGCTTGGTGGCATCATCGTCATCAATTCGATCCCCATCCTTCGTCACATAGAAGACCTCATATCTGCCCAAAGGAAACTTCGGTGGCTTACCCTGAAACCCCTTGTTCGGCAGCGACGAAAGAGAATACCCACTACGCTCCGAACGACCAGACAAAGGATCAGGCTTACGGCCTGCGGCAGCCCTGAAACCACCAGAAACCATGCCGTTCACCGCCTCCCGGAAAATTTTTGATTCTGCCGCGCCTTTTTTTCCTC